ACAGCAGTAGAATGGTTGGAAAATGAATTTCAAGAAATGTGTAAAGATTTCGGAGGGGTTCATTCAGATTTTATTGTAAAATTTGACCAAGCCAAAGCCAAAGAGAGAAGTCAAAAGGCAGAAGAATACCTAAAAGGCTTCAAAGATGGTAAAGAGTACCAAATAAAATTAGATGAATTAACCTTTAAATCAGAATAGAATGAAAACAGAAAAAATGGAACAAAAAGAAACAACCCTAGAAACAAAAACACACGCTGGAATTTATGAAGCATTGGCAAATTTCCAGTACGACTGCCCTACGATCCCAAAATTAAAACAAGGGTACGGATACAGCTACGCCGAATTAAGTAAAACGGTAGAATTGATAAAGCCACACCTAAAGAAAAACCAAATAGGCTACACCCAGTTTTTAGAGGAAGAAAACAAACTGACTACCGTAATATTTCACTACCCAACAAAGGAAGAACTACGATCCACGGTAACCATGCCTGTAGGATTTATACTAAACAAGCTGAACTTGTACCAGACAGACGGAGCAAGAAACACCTACTACAAAAGGTACAGCCTGCTGTCGATTTTGGGAGTCATGACCGAGGAGGAGGATCTGGACGCTAGAGGAACAATGAAAAAAGCAAAAGAGAATGAAACCGAAACGCAGGAAAAACCAAAAGCCAAATTAACAAACGCACAATTTATTAATTTGATCGGAGCAATTAAAACAGGACAAACAACCGTAGAAGCCTGCCTCGAATTTTACGACCTTAACGAACAACAAAAAATGACACTCACCAACGGAGAAATTTAATTGAAAAAAAAACAACTAAAAACTTGCGTAATAAAAGTTAATTGTTTATCTTTACTTCAGATTAGAAAAACAAAGAAAAATGGAAAACTTAATTTTTAAAACAATGAAAAGAGCAGGCACGAAAAACAACGGAACGCTTGCAGTTTGCTGGTTCAACAACGAAACGGCTCAATTAAATTACGCTTTTTTTTCAGAGCGTTCTGGAAAGCCACTAGGCACTGGACTAGGACTAGGACTAAAAAGACAAAAGGAAATGATCGCTTTGAAAAATGAATTAACAGCCTACGCTGAAAAGTTTTACAAAGGAACAACACTAGCAAGAATTTAAAAACAAAAAAAAACAAAACACCATGAAACACGAATGGATTATCAGAGCGTCCCAACTAGGAGAGTTAATGACGCAAGGAAGAAAAAAAGACGAGCTGTTCGGAGAAACGGCTAACAAGTTAATTCTGGAGGCGGTTCTTTTGAACAAGTACGGAATCGAACCAAGAACCAGCACAAACAAGTACACCGAAAAAGGAATCGAAAACGAAAAAGAATCGATCCGAATAGCAGGCGAAAATTATGGGTGGCTCTTTGTTGACACGGACGCAATCAAGCCACGCCTAGTTAACGATTTTATTTCTGGAGAACCAGACGTCCTAACCGACAAAATTCTAGGAGACGTAAAATCCAGCTGGGATGCCGTAACATTTCCATGGACGCTTAAAGACGGAGACTGCCCAAACAAAACCTACCTATACCAAATGCAGGCTTACATGTGGTTAACAAACCGAGAGGAAGCCGAACTGGTCTACTGCTTAACCAACACACCAGACCGCTTAATTTATGATGAGGTACGCCGTGAAGTTTGGAGAACACAGGTACTACCAGAAAACCAAGAAAAAACAGAGGATGAGCTACACGAAGAAATAGAGGAAGTAAAACGTAGACAGCTCACGTTCGATCAAGTACCACAGCAGAAACGAACAAAAAGAACGATCATCAAACGAGACGAAAACATGATCACCGAAATAAAAGAGCGAATAATTGAAGCTCGCAAAATTTACGATAAATTAAAAGAACAAATTTAAAACCAGAAAAATGAACAAGTTAACAGGAAAATTAATTTTTAAAGGACAGACCGTCCAAGTTTCAGAGAAAATGAAAAAACGAGATTTTGTAATAGAAACCGTAAACGAAAAATTCCCACAGCAGATCATCCTGCAACTAGTGAACGACAGAACCGACTTGATCGATTACTTAAACGAGGGAACGCTTCTGGACGTGAGCTACAACATCCGAGGCAGATCGTGGACAGACAAAAAAACAAACCAAACAAAATGGTTCACTAATTTAGAAGCGTGGGCTGTCGTTTACGCAAACGCAAACCAACCAACGCAACCAGCACCACAATACCCACAACAGTACCCACAGCAACAAATGAACCCATACCCACAACAGGTGACACAACGTCCAGCAGGTCAAAGTTACCAGCAACAACAACAACAACAAACCAACCAAAAAGCCGATCCGTTCGGAGAATTTGACGCTCCGTTTGATTTACCAATTTAAAAAACAAAAAAATGACACCAGAACAATTAATTACATTAAACCAAGACGTCCGATCTTTAATAACGGACTACCTAGAAAAGCACCAGATGAGCTTGTACCAGTTCAGCAAAAAGGCAGGAATACACCAGAACCAGTTGTACATTTACCTAAACGGACAGGACGAAAAAAAAGGACTCCATTCTGGATCTTTCAAAAAGCTAGGAATTTTCATGAGCGAAAATCCATAAACAACCAAAAACCCAACAGAAAAACCCACAAAAAAAAGTGGGTTTTTTTTTGCTTTTTTTTACTAAACGCTTGCGTGTTAAAGATTAAAGTATTATCTTTACTTCAGATTAGAAACCAAGAAAAAAAAGAAAAAATGAAAAACTTAAACCAACACAGAAACCTAGCAAACAAACTTACAAACCAATACGGTTACAACGGAATCAAAGCGATCCAAAACCAACTGACAAAAGAAAGCATGATCATCATGAAAACAAAAGCAGACGCAGAGGAAATGTTCGAAATTTTTGGAGCGGACGGTTTCGCTTTTGGATTTGAAAAATAAAAATAAACCACAAAAAAAAACAACCATGAAAAACAGATTTAAACATTACGAATTAGAGTACACAGGATGCCACACAGGAACGGCAACCCTAGACGGAAACGATCACCAAATTACGCTAGTTTTTGACTTTGACGTATGGTACGATCACAGCTGGGGAGAAACCGACTGGGGAATTGAAGTCTCCCACGTAACCGTTGAATTTTACAACAACGAACTAGACAAAACAAATTCTTTTATTTTATCAGAAAAAACACTGAACAAAATAAAAATGGATTTGGAGGAACGAATCTACGAACAGGCAAATGACGACTACTGCAACTGGAATAAGGATGATACGTGGGGAGTGAACTGGGAGGACATGAAATACCTAACCGATCAAGAACGCTACCTATGACCAGAGCAGAAATAGAAGCCGTCCTGCATTGCACCAGCAGGAGCAACCAACACCGAGACTACGCAATAGCCTCGGTTTTGAAGTTAATAAACAAACCAAAAACAACCGAAATGATAAAAAAAAATTTTTGCGATTTTACCCTTTTGCTTTCAGACGATCCGAGGCAAATTTTTAAATATTACAACGTCCAGAAAATGCACGGTTTAAGTTTGACCGATTGCGAAGCCAAAATGGAACAAGGCGGTTCTTACATTGACGGCTGGGTAAACATAGCACCACAGGAACACCTGCCACCGTTTCTTTTTATTAACCTAAAAACAGCAAACGAACAACCGATCTGGAAAACAGCCACACTGATCATGCACGAAGCCTGCCACATGGCGGTGCTTCTAGAAAACCGCAAACCAAAAAACCCAGATGATCCAGAGGAGTACCTCATCACCCAAGCTGAAGAAATCGCAAACCGAGTGATGGAGTGGTTAAAATTTCCAGACGTTAAATTTTTCATTAACACAAAAGACCTATGGGATCGATAAAAAAAATTTTTCTTTTTTTGCTTTTTTTGGAGCAGGAAAAAACAAAGGCAATGATCCACACAGGATCGGCGTTTTTTTGAAATTAAAAAAATAAGACTAATTTAGTACCGTTTTTTTTTGTGAATCGGAGGAGCGTCCGTTTTTCTTTTAAGTTTCTAATCTACTCTTAAATTCCAAAGACCTCCTCCGAACAAAAAAACAAAAAACAAAAACACAATGAAACAAACAAAAACAACCAGAGCAATAAAATGGACAGGAAGAATCCTAGCCGTTTTCTTTTTTACGCCAATTTTAATGACCGTCTTTTTTTTCGATCGGTTTATTTTACTTTTTCTTTTTTGGATGTACAGCCCAAACATGAAAGAGTGGAGTCAAAACGGAGACTTCCAATTTTACAGTTTGCTCCGTTGCGGAGTTGCGGTTTTAATTTTTGCAATTTACGTTTTTTTTAAATTCGTAGTAGGAAGCGGAAGCTACTAAACCCAGAGCCATGAAACAAAAAAAAACAGAACACGTCCGACTAAACATCAAGGACGTTAAAAGCAACGAAAAAAACCCACGTTACATACGAACCGAGAAGTTCCGAAAACTAGTCAAGTCGATCAAGAGCTTTGAACAAATGCTGGACGTCCGTCCAATTGTAGTCGATGAAACCAACACCGTCCTAGGAGGAAACATGAGGTTCAAAGCGTGCCAGCAGGCAGGAATTACAGAAATCGAAGTGATCCGTTTAATTGGCTGGACAGAGGAAGAAAAAAAAGAATTCATAGTAAAGGACAACGCAAGCTACGGAGAATGGGATCAAGAAATTCTGGCAGGAGACTGGAACACTGATGAACTAATAGACTGGGGTATTACAGAGGCAAAAGACCAACACCCAGATCAAGCGTTCAAAAAAGAATTTGATGCAACCAATGACCAAAACGCAGAACTTCCAATAGTGCCGAGCTTCCACGAAAAACACAGCTTTTTTTTAATTTATTGCAGTAACGAAATAGACGAAGCGTGGATCAGAAACACGTTTGATTTAAACCAAAAGCACACCAGCCACAAAGCAACCGACAACAGACTCAGCAACGTTATACCATTTGAAAAATTACAACAGGAATGGCTAAAATTAAAATCATAGTACCCAGCCACAAGCGAAGCAAAATCCTAACGACCAAAATAAAAGGAATGACGCTCCTCGTTCATGAAAGCGAAGCAAAGGATTACAGCCACCTGCCCTACAGCATAGAAACCCACAACCTAAACCGACTGACCGACATCCGACAATACGCATACGAAAAATGGAGTGACGTTTTTATGGTTGATGACGACATCGAGAAAGTGGAACAAATCTACACCGAGAAAAAACAAACGCTAACACCAGAGGAGGTCTACGAATTGATCCAAGACACACACGCCCTCGCAACTGACGTGGGTGCTTTTCTGTTTGGTTTCAGCAACGCCAGTAGCCCAAAACACTACAAAGCACAGAAACCATTTGTCGCCAACGGTTACATTAACGCCTGTGCCTTTGGTTTGAGGAAAAGCCCACACCTATATTTTAACCCAGAAACCACAGCCTGCGAAAGCCACTGGATCAACCTGCTAAACGCATACCACCACAGGTACAGCCTACAGGATACACGGTTCGTTTTTAAACAAAAAGCAAACAGCACGTTTTTACTGGAGGGAGGGCAAACACTAAAACGAACGATCGAAACCGAAAAAAGAGACAGCCTACTTTTAAGGCAAACATTCGGAGAAAGCATCCAACTAAAAAAAGGACAAAAGGACGGCAAACTCCACCACCCATACCAACGAAAATTAAACATAAGACTATGAGCAACCACCACCAACCAGAATACATTTACTACCTCGTCTGCCCGATTGACGGCAAAGTGAAATACGTAGGAAAAACAAAAAACCCGAAAGCCAGATACACCATGCACATAAAAAAGCTAGACAAAACCAACACGCCAAAACGACAATGGCTGGAGCAATTGTTCAGCAAAAATTTACAGCCAAAGCTTCAGATTGTTCAAAGTTTCAGCGATCCAGAACTTGCCAGAAAAATGGAACAATGGCACGTAGACCTGCACAGCGAAACAACCCTAAACATCCACAACCCAGAAAAAGGAAAAGAAAGTAGAAAATGGGAGGAGCATGACTGGACAGTAAACAAACCGAAGAAAACCCAATAAAACCCAAAAAACCCATGAAATACGAAATTGTCAAAATAGACCAAGTAAAACCAAATCCGAAAAACCCAAGAACGATCACCAGCGACAAATTCCAAAAGCTAGTGAAAAGCATTGAGGACTTCCCAGAAATGCTCCAACTCAGACCGCTAGTAGTAGATGAGGATTTCATTATTTTGGGAGGCAACATGAGATACAAGGCGTGCGTGAAAGCAGGGCTAAAAGAAATTCCAATTATTAAAGCCAGCCAGCTAACCGAGGAACAAAAAAACCAGTTCATCATAAAAGACAACGTAGGGTACGGAGAATGGGACTGGGATCAGCTCGCTAACGAGTGGGAACTAGACCAGCTCGCAGATTGGGGAATGGACATCCCAGAAATGGAAACCCACGTAGAACTAGAAGCGGAGGAGGACAACTACGAAATACCAGAAGAAATTGAAACCACAATAAAATACGGAGACCTTATCGAGATAGGACAACACCGCCTCCTGTGTGGAGACAGCACAAAAAAAGCCGACATAGAAAAATTGATGAACGGCAAAACAGCCGACATGGTCTGCACCGATCCACCCTACAACGTGGACTACACAGGAGGAACAAAAGACAAATTGAAAATCATGAACGACAAAATGAGCGACTCGGCGTTTTTTCATTTTTTGTTAGATTTCCACACCGCCTGCTTGGAACACACAAAAAAAGGAGGAGCGTGGTACATTTGGCACGCAGACAGCGAGGGTTTAAATTTTCGTAGAGCATTCATTGAAAGCGGTCTTTTGTTAAAGCAATGTTTGATCTGGGTAAAAAACAGCATGGTCATGGGCAGGCAGGACTACCAATGGAAACACGAACCATGCCTCTACGGTTGGCGAGACGGAGCAAGCCACTACTTCACTGACAGCAGGAGCGAAACCACAGTGATCGATGACAAACTAGACATCAAGAAACTAACCAAGGAAGAAATGAAAAACTTGTTGATTGAAATTCTAGGAGACAAAACACAAACCACAATTTTATACCATGACAAACCACACCGAAACGACCTACACCCAACCATGAAACCAGTCACCCTAATGGGCAGGCTAATAAAAAACAGCTCACAGGTTACAGAGCTAGTCCTCGATCCGTTTCTAGGGAGCGGAAGCACAATGATGGCAAGCCACCAATTAAAGAGAACCTGCTACGGACTAGAGCTCGATCCAAAGTACTGCGAAGTCATTATAGACCGAATGATTACCTTTGATCCAACGCTCCACGTTAAGGTAAACGGACAGACCAGAAACAAGGAAGTAGAAAAATAAAAAACACCGAAAATGAAAAAAACCGCACCGACAAAAACCGACATACAAAAAAGGGGTTTGATTGACGCACTGGAGAAATCGCTCGGAGTCGTTACCACAGCCTGCAAAACAGTAGGAATTCACAGGTCGACTTTTTACGATTGGTACAACGGAGACGCAAAGTTCAGAGAGGAAGTAGACGCAATTAGTGAAATGGCGTTGGATTTCGCAGAGACACAGCTCCACAAACAAATTCGAGACGGAAGCGTGCCAGCGACAATTTTCTATTTAAAGACCAAAGGAAAAAAACGTGGGTACATTGAAAGAGCCGAACTTGAAGTGAACAACACCGCTCCAGATTTCAGCAACCTCACAACCGACCAGATCGTTAAATTGTTAACAGAGGACGAACCAACCGACAACTAAAACAGGTGCTTTATGTCCTGCCCAGTTCAAAAACCTAGTCGTGTAAACCAACAAACCGCAGGAAGAAAAACGCCGTTAAAGGAGGGGTAAAAAACAAAACGAAAATGAACAACAAACAACACCTAAAGCAACTATTACAGTTTGAACTTGCAAGGCGTTCTTTTTGGCATTTTTGCCTTTTGCACGATCGCCCATTTTTCGAGAGCCGTCCGTTCTTAAATGAGATAGCCCAAGCCATGCAGGAAATCCACGAAAGGAAAATAAAAAGTTTGAGCATAAGCCTACCACCCAGAGCAGGCAAAAGTTACATCACCAGCTTATTCTGTGCGTGGACGCTTGGCAAGAAACCAACAGGATCAGTGATGAGGAACACCTGCACCGCCACCCTTTACGTTAAGTTTTCCTATGACGTCCGTGCAATTTTAAAAACGCCAGCGTTCAGAAATACTTTTCCAGACGTTCAGCTTTCGGATGACAAAGCAAACCTACAAGGCTGGAACACAAACCAAAGCAAGCAAGTCGGATACTTCGGAAGCGGAGTAGGAGGAACAATTATCGGCTTCGGAGCAACCGAGCTGTCCATCACCGATGACTTGTACCGAGGCATTGAGGACGCAATGAGCGACACGGTCAACGACAGGATCATCCAATGGAAAGAATCCACACACGACTCCAGAGAGGAAACAGGCTGTGCCAAAATAGACATAGGCACACGCTGGTCGATCAACGACATCATAGGAAGAAACCAAAACGAAAACCACTACGACAAAACAATAGTAGTCCCAGCGTTGAACGAACAGGATCAGAGTTTCTGCGAAGCGGTCATGACTACCGCAGAGTACCACGAAAAAAGAAAACGAACCGCCACCGAAATCTGGCAGGCAGAATACCAACAGCAACCAGTCGACATCAAGGGTAGGTTGTTCAACGAAATAGACTTCATAGAGGAGGAGGAACTGAACCAATTGTTAAAAGACAAAACAACAGAGGACAAACCGCTAGGAATAGACGGAGCAATTGCCTACGTTGACGTTGCCGATCAAGGAGCAGACTACACCGCCTGCCTAATTTTAGCGAACGTTGAAAACCAGTTGATAGCGGTTGATTACGTCTACAACAGGATGAACACCGACAGCACGATCCCAATGATTGCCAGCAAGCTGAACCACTGGAACGTGAGCTACTGCCGAGTTGAGTCAAACAACATGGGAGCGATGTTTTCAAGGGAGCTACAACGAAACACCAGAACCAAAATCCTACAGGTAGCCAACACCACAAACAAACAAACCAGAATCATCATGCAGAGTGCGAACATTCAACGCACGTGGAAATTCAACAGGAAGAATGAACCAGAGGCAATCCAGTTCTTACAGAGCCTGCTGGCTTACACCAAGGACGGCAAAAACAAAAACGATGACGCACCCGACTGCTGTGCTGGGCTTTCCATTTTCGCACAGTCCCTGTTTAGGGGTGCTTCCCATAGCACGTGAAAGTAAAAAATAAATTTTAAATTTGACAAACAAAACAACGAAACAAACCAACCCATGGGAGAAAACAATTTTTTTAATTTTTGGGAGGCACTATACGGAGTGAGCTACAACCGAGACCAAAGATACATAGACCTAATAAAAAACATCCTCCCCAAGAGCAACCAGATCTGGGGGGTTAAAACCGCAATATGGGTAGACACAAATGACGCATGGCGACTTTTTGTCGAGATACCAGAATTAAGAGCGGTCATTGATAAGCGAGCAACAATGATGGCGTCCAACCGACCGTGCCTATACGACAGCAACGGAAACGAAGTAACAACCCACTGGCTACTTGATTTAATAAAAAAACCCAACGCAACCCAGAGCTGGAGTGACGTGGTCTACAGCATAGGAGTACAGGACGCATTGTACAGCAACACGTTTCTATACGCACCCAAAAGGAGCTTTGACGTTCGCAACACAATAGTACCGCTTCCAAGCAACAAAATAAAAATCAACACCACAGGAAAAACGCTGAAACAAATGGACATAGACGGTCTGATTAAAGACTACACGTTTCAATACGACAGCGGAGAAAACGAGACGCTCGAAGTGGATGAAGTCATCTACCTAACAACCGCAGATGGCATGAACCTAATAAACACCGAAAGCCGAATAGACGCTTTGAAATACCCACTAAGCAACATCAAAGCAACGTACCACAAAAGGAACGTCCTCCTAGAAAACATAGGAGCGATTGGAATTTTATCAGCAGAGCAAAATGACATGGGAGGAGTAATACCGCTCGATCCGAAAATGAAAAAGGACATGCAGAGGGATTGGTTCAGACGGAGCAAAGACGAACTGATCGTAACCGAAGCCAGCGTGAAATGGACACCGATGAGTTACCCAACAAAAGACCTCATGCTTTTTGAGGAGCTAAACGCAGACAAACTAGCGATCATTGACGCTTTCGGATTGAACGCTAACATTTTCAGTAGCGAAAAAGGATCGACCTACGAAAACGTAAAAGAGTCCATTAAAATGGTTTACACCGACACGATCATCCCAGAAACCCAACAAATCTACGACAACCTACTCCAGCAGTTCGGACTGGCAGACAAGTACAGACTAGTCGCAGAATTCGATCACTTACCAATCATGCAGACAGACGCTAAACAGGAAGCCGAAACAGACTACCTGCGAGCTCAGACGTTCGAAAAGTTGGTAGCCCTTGGAGTGATCTTAACCGAGGAGGAAATCCGAACGTGGGTAGGAATGACAAAAAAATCCTAAATTAGCACCATGAACAGACAGAACCTATACAACACAAAAGGAGCATTTGAGATAAAAGACTTAAGCTCAACCACCGAACGGTTGCCTTTTACCTTTCCAAGTTTGATGTGATCGACAGCGACTACGACATGATTAAAAAGGGTGCTTTCAAAAAGTCGCTCGAAGAACGAGGAGTTGAAAGTTCAAGCAACCGCAAAATCCAATTTTTAAGATACCACGACTGGGAACACCAGATCGGTAAGTTTTTGACATTGGAGGAGGACAACGCTGGACTTTTTGCAGTTGCACAATTAGGGAGAAGCACCAAAGGAGAGGACGCACTAAAAGATTACGAGGACGGAATCATCCGTGAGCATTCGATCGGCTTCCGCTACATCCCAGACAAAATGAAATGGATTGAGGACGCAAGCCTTACAAGTGGAGGGTACTACCTAATAAACGAAATCATGCTTTTTGAAGGAAGTGCCGTGACATTTGGAGCGAACCAATACACCGAGGTAGTCGAGATGAGCAAAACAGAAAACCGAAACGAATTAATAACACGCTTAACCAACGACCTAGACTTAACGATCAAGGCGTTAGCCAGAGGAGGAGGATCAGATGAAAGGCTACACGACCTAGAAATGAAAAGCCGATTTATCAGTTCAAGGATTTCGCTACTCGCACAAAACACAGAACCGACACCGAGTCATTCTGAAAAAAGCGAGCCAGCACAACCGCAACCGTACGATTGGCAAAAAGTTATCAACAGCCTTAAAATTTAATTAACAAGGCACAAAGAACAAATTGTTTAATTTTTAAAAACCAAAAAACGTGGAAAACACAAATTTAACACCAGAACAAGTGGTAGAAAAAATCAACGCCAGCATCAGCGAAAAAATGGCAGGTCTACCAACCAACGGAGACGTTGAAGATTTGAAGAATTCAATCGAGGGATTGAAAGGACTAGAAGCGAAAAGCAATGACATAGAAAAAGCGATCGCTAAAATGGAGGGCAAAATGGAAGCCTTAACAGAAAAAGCAATGAACAACCGCACACAGCCTAAAAACATTGGAGAGCAGTTAACCGCTGGTTACAAATCCCAAATAGAGGCACTCAAAGAGGGTAAAGGTTCGTTTAATTTGGAAGTTAAAGCACCGACCACGATCACAGGCGACTACACAGGTAACATCGCATTGTCAACTTTAGACACCGAGATCGATCGAGTAGCCAGACAGCAAGTTTTAATACAAAACATTGTAAACCGAGGAACAACAAACAGCAAATTTGTGACTTACATCCAACAAACGACTGCACCGTCTGGAGCTTTCGTAGCAGAGGGAGACGCAAAAACTGAGTACGAAACAAAGTACACCGAGGTAAGCAAGGAAGTAAAAAAAGTTGCGAGTTTGATAAAAATTTCAAAGGAAATGCTCGAGGATTTGCCATTCGTTCAAAGCGAGGTAAACAACGACTTGATGCTTGGAGTTCAAGACGAAATCGAAAACCAATTATTAAACGGAACAGGCTTAACGGTAAACCTAGAAGGAATTATCACGCAAGCTCCAACTTTTGTAGCTCCTGCTGGCTTGGCACTAAACGTAATAGACGCAAACTTGACAGACGTAATTCTGGCTGCGGTTACCCAAATCCACATAGCGAAGTACACCGCAACGCACGTGGTTTTAAACCCTTCTGACTGGGCTAGACTTTACACCACAAAAACAGCACAAGGCGAATACACTTACCCTGTATTTTTCCAAGTACCAACAACAGGCGAAATCAAAGTTATGAACTTGAGCGTTGTCGTTACAACTTGGATGCCAGCTGGTCAGTTTTTGGTTGGAGATTTCTCAAAAGCGAACCTTCGAATGAGAGAGAGCATGAACCTAAGCGTAGGGTACGTAAACGATGACTTCCAGAGAAACATGGTTTCGATTTTGGCAGAAGCGAGATTGGTAAGTTACATTAAAAACAACCAAAAGCCAGCGTTCGTAAAAGGAACAATTAACACGGCTATCACTGCAATCGACAAACCATAAACAGGTGGTCTAGAAAAACAAAATTAAAACGACAGCAATGAAAACACCCAAGGCAAAAAAACCGTTTCAAATTTCACTGGACACCAAAAAGGTAGACGTGAACATTAAACGAGACGAAAACGGAAAAGTTACCGTTGACATTGACACGCCAAAAGCGGACATCCACATCGAGAAATCAGAGGAGGGAACAAAAGCCGTTCTTGATTTTGACGACACCGATGAAGTGGACTTTGTCGCAAACGGAAAAGGGAGACACCTGCCAAAAGGTACGGTCTGGAGAATTGCAGGAGCAATGGCTAGGACGTTCTTAAAATTAGGGCTTGGAGAAGTCAAACGAAAAATTAAAAAATAAAAACCGAGAAGCATGTTTTTAACACCGTCCGATTTTACAGGAAAGTACGAGTTGCACCTAGGACATGACGAGCCAAAGTTGATAAGCTACATAGAGCAGTACGAACCAAAGTACCTCCAGCTTTTATTTGGAGCTTCCATGTACCAAGAGTTCATGAGCGACATTGATCCGATCACCAACGAACCACAAAGTCCCAACTTTTTGGAGCTTTGGAATCCGATCGCCGTGGACAACAACCTGCTACACATTATCCAGTCAGACGGAATCAAAACCATGCTCAAAGGTTTCATTTATTTTGAATTTGCCAGAGACCTCATGACAACCATGACTCCATACGGAGCGGTTAAACAGGCAACCGAAAACGGAACGATTAACAACACCATCCAGTCGCTTCTTTACGTGCGATACAACGAAGCGATCCGAAATTTTAAAGCGATCCGAGAATTCATCTACTACAACCAAAACCCACCAACAGGTCAAGTGGTAACCGTTGAACTGAACCCAATTAACCTAGGCACAAATTACCTAAGCGGTACAGTTCCACTTTTGAACTTAACACAAACCAACATCATCGGCGAAGTTTTAAGTTTCACACAGGACACAGCAGGAAGTGGATACACCACAGACCTAACCAACGTACCTACCACAACGGCAGGAGCAGGAATAGGTCTGACGGTTGACATTACCACAGACGGAGACGCAGTCCTTACGGTTACCATTAACCAAGGTGGTCTAGGATACCTGCCAACTGAC